ATAGATAATAAATTTCAAAAACATTTTATTTATATTCCAACAACAGCTAATATGAATAGAAAAAATGGAATAAATGAAGCTATTTTATTTAACAAAGAATATAATTACGGAAGAAATAAAAAAAATGAATGTACTATTATTAACTATAATGATGAAGATTATTATCATATTGTTGGGCTAACAGATGACAAAGAATTACCAAAACAAAGCAATAACTACATAAAAAACACTCCATATATTGTTAATGGCGATAATGTAAAGTATTCAGTTATTAAAGAAGAATATAAACAACAAAATACTCACGGATATACTAATGAAGAAAACGATGATTTTATTGAAGATGCTATAGGATTGCCTGATAAATATTATTGGAAAACACCAGATGATTGGTTATATTTATATGATAAAGATAAACCTGAAATTATTTCGTTAAATATAGTATCTCCTCTACCTGTTAAAAATGTTATACAACCAAATATTTCAACAGAACCATTAATTAATAGTGATATATTGCTATTCGCAAATTCGTGTTGTAAAAAAACGGATAAAACAAACTTAAGATTTGGATTGAAAGATATATTCAAAATATATGAAACCTGGTGCAAAATAAATGGTAAAAAATGTTTGAAAACACAGAAAAAATTTAAAGAGGAGTTTGAAAAAATAAATTACAAAGAAGAAAAAAGTAAAGGAGTTGATGTAAATAATAATCCTGGTAAACGAGGCTATAATATTATGGTTTCATTATAATTTGACTTAAAAGTAATTTACAAATATTAATAATATGAAAGATTATATTATTAATTGTTTTATTTTACAGGATAACAATACACTATTAGATATATATAATTATATAAAATTTCGGTATGATAATTTAGTTGAAATAAATGATATAAAAACAGAATTGACTAAATTAATTAAAAACAACATAATTTTTTTTAATAACAAAAATTATGAATTATCAAATGAAGGTAATGTAATATTAAACGACCATAAATATTATTTTTCAAAAATTATTATTAAATTTTACAAAAAATATAGTAAAAATAATATAAAATATGAATTAAGAGAGATTAGACAAGAACAAAAACAATTGAGAAATTATTTAATTTCTAATAAAACGCAAATGTGTATAATTTGTGAAAAAAAACTACCATTATGTTTATTAGAAACAGCCCATCTAAAACCAAGATGTTTATTAAATAATAATGAAAAAAATGATAAAAATATTGTAGAATTTATGTGTAGATATTGTCATAATTTATACGATAATGGATTTTTAGCCGTTTATAAAGGATTATTACAAGTTTCAACATTTATAAATCAGTATGATTTACATTATAACAAAAATAAACAAATATCTCATTACAATTTACAAAATAAAAAATATTTTATTTTTCATTATAACTACATCTATAAAATGGGCGTTTGAAATGAGAAAAGGTGTAAGAAAATCGGCGTTTTAAATGTGCAAAGGTGTAATATATATACTTTTATGGGTAATCATATATAAAGTATTTTTATTTGAAACATTTGATACTAGAAATGTATCTAAAAAAGTGATAGAAGACATACATTCCTATCCAGATAAATCATTAGATATATTTACAGATAAAGTATTCAAACCCGAATGTTGTCCTTCATTATACACCAAATCATCAGGTTGTATGTGCGAAGATGAGACAAATAATAATTTGTTAGTCATGCGCGGAGGAAACCGAATGCTTAAAGATACATATGCAAAGCCGGTAAAGTCTCCTTATTTGATTGGACCATTGTGTCCACAATGTCCCGAGTAATTTCAAAGGGAAACGTTATGTTTTTGATTACTTTTTCATCGAACAATGAACACGAAGGTTCTAACAAACTATATAAATTGATGCGATTAAATATAATCTCTAGGGTTCTTTTTAAATTCCGGACACCCTTTTCTTGACTTGTTTTTTGTTCTATAATGTAAGTTAATATATCATCATGAAATAAAAAGTCACCCTTATTTAATTTTAGGGTTTGCTCGATAGAGGGAATTAAAAATTGGTTGCTAATGACTATTTTATCTTTTGTACTATATCCTTTTGTCTCAATAACAAACATTCTATCTCTTAAAATTTTATTTACTTTGCTTTCATCGTTATAACTAAATATAAATAAACATTTACTCATATCAATATTTATCTCTGAAAAATATTTGTCAATAAAATTTGTATTTTGTGTACTATCCGTCAAATGCGTCAATATACCAATGATTTCTTCGCCCTTGGGCGAATCACTTACTTTGTCTAATTCATCAAAATATATGATTGGATTATTTGTTTTACATTGAATTAAAACATCTACAATTTTTCCATAGGTACTTCCTTCGTAAGTATACGAATGACCTTCTAAATAAGAACTATCGGTAGCTCCACCTAACGTAATGAAACCAATTTCACGATTTAATAATGTACTAATCCCATTTTTTAATAAAGTGGTTTTACCAGTTCCCATAGGACCTTTCAAAGCAATCGAATTACCAATCGATTCGGGATTATTAATCCATTGTCCAATTAATTGCATAAACTGCATTTTAGCATCATTCATACCATAAACCGATTCATCTAATATTTGTTTACATTTCATAATATAGTCTCTACAAGATTGTAAACCATCTTCTTTTTTGATTGGCAAACGACTAGATGAATTGAATGGAATCGATAAAAAAGTATTTATCCATTGGGTTAATTTATTATATTCCCCACTATGTTTACTCATTGTCATCAAAGAATCCATTTTTTTTAATACAACTGATTTTATATGTATTGGTATATCCATTTCCAATAATTGTATTCTATATGGTTTATCGTTTTTATCTTGTTTTAGAGTTTCTAATTGCTTGATAATGGTTTCTTGTTTCATAGGACTCAGTGATTTAAAATATTCATGTTCATCGCTTTTTTTCTGGATACAAATCATTTTTTCAAATTTATCATAATTTTTACTTTGACGTTTTTTGAGTTGTTTTTCTTTTTTTTTGTAAATAGATTTACTAAACGTATAAAATAATTGGTTTAACTTATCCTTTTTTTTGTCATGAATAATATCTTTTATTAAGGCAATGTCATCGTTTACATCTTCATATATTTCTTCTTCTTCATCTTCTTCTTCATCTTCTTCTTCTTCTTCTTCTTCTTCTTCTTCTTCTTCTTCATCATCTTCGGAGGATTCTTGTTCATTGGTCTCTTCTTTTTTAGAAGATATCAAAGCATTTAAAAATTTGATATACTCTTCGTTCATACATAATACAAATTTAATTATTTATATATTTATAAAAATTGATTAAATATATATATTTATACTTATTAAAGGATGGATATGAAAAATAAACCTTCGTCAAAAATTATTGGTATTCAATTCAGCATTTTGAGTCCCGATGAAATTGTTCGAAATTCGGTTGCTGAGATTACTAGTAAAGATACTTACAATGGAATGAAACCAAAAATTGGTGGATTATTTGACCCAAGAATGGGTGTATTAGACCCTGGTATGATTTGTCCTACGGATGGTCAAAATTATATTCAATGTCCCGGATATTTTGGTCATATTGTTTTAGCAAAACCTGTATTTTATATTCAATATTTCAATGTAATTCAAAAAATTTTGAAATGTATTTGCTTTAAATGTTCTAAGTTACTTATTTCAAAAGAAGTCTATAAATATGTTTTAAACTATAGTCATAATGAAAGATGGGATAATTTTTATCAAATATGTAATAATTTAAAACCAAGTAGGTGTGGAGAACACACCCAAAATGGTTGCGGTTGTCTTCAACCTAAAATAAAAAAAGAAGGTTATTGTACATTACATGCTGAATGGACAAATGACGATAAAGAAGTGATTACTATTAAATATACCCCTGAATTAGTAACTAAAATTTTCAAAAAAATAACCGACGAAGATATAGACTTTATGGGGTTTTCACCTAAATGGTCCCGTCCAGAATGGATGATATGTCAAATTTTTGCGGTACCGCCCCCAAGCGTAAGACCGTCAGTAAAACAAGACTCTCAGCAAAGAAGTGAAGACGACATTACGCATATTATCATCAATATCATTAAATTTAACAATAGTTTAAGAGAAAAAATAAACGATCCAGAAAGTAACAACAAAATTATTGAAGATTGGACCTCTTTGCTACAATATTATATTGCTACTTTAGTCGATAATAATATCCCAGGAACATCTCCGGTAACCCAACGTTCAGGACGTGCTCTAAAGTCTATTACCGAAAGACATAAGGGTAAAACTGGACGAGTAAGAGGCAATCTTATGGGAAAGCGGGTTGATTTTAGTGCTCGTTCGGTAATTACACCTGACCCTGAATTATCTATTGCCGAGTTAGGTGTTCCACTAAAAATAGCGATGAATATTACAAAGCCTATTTATGTAAACGATGAAAATAAAAACTATTTGTTGTATTTGATAAAAAATGGCCCGGATACGTATCCAGGCGCAAAAATTCTTGAAAAGAAAAATGGAGAAAATATATCCCTTCGTTATGTAGATCGTGAACACATTATGATTTACGAAGGAGACATAGTTCATAGACATATGTTGGATGGTGATTATGTATTGTTTAATCGTCAACCTACTTTACACAGAATGTCTATGATGGCGCACATAGTGAAAGTACTAAATAAAGGCGATACATTCCGAATGAATGTAGCGGATACAAAACCATACAATGCGGATTTTGATGGCGATGAAATGAATATGCATATGCCACAAAACGATGAGGCTGAAATGGAATTAAAATATTTGGCGGCGATTCCATATCAAATCGTTAGTCCAGCAAACAATAATAGTATTATTGGTATTTTCCAAGATTCTTTATTGGGCAGTTATTTATTAACCAAACCTAACATTATATTTTCTCGTAAAGAAGCAATGAATTTGATTGCCAAAACAATTCAACCAGACTTATCTATTTTCAAAGATAAATCGAAAAACACATTTACTTCACATGAATTAATTTCAACTATATTGCCGAATATTTCATTAAATTACAAAAAAGATGATGAACGTACAGATAGTTCCAATCACATTCATATTCAAAATGGAACTATGATGAGCGGTCAAATCGATAAAGGAGTGTATGGAAAAGCTGGAAAAGGGTTAATTCAGCGTATTTATAACGACTATTCTCCATTACATTGTCAATATTTCTTGGATGACATACAAGCTATAGTTACAGAATATATGAAAACAACCGGTTTCAGTGTCGGAATGAGCGATTTAATCGCAACAGACGATACTACTCGCAATGTAAAAACTATTATTTTAGAAAAAAAGAATAAAGTAGCGAATCTAATTGACGATATCCAACAAGGTATATTTGTAAATAAATCTGGATTATCTAACAAAGAATATTTTGAAAGTGAAGTGAATAATATTTTGAATGAAGCTTCAAAAGAATCTGGTGATATAAGTATGAAACATTTAGACCCATCAAACAGATTTGTAACCATCATTACTTGTGGTTCAAAAGGCAATGAATTAAATATGTCACAAATGATTTCATGCTTAGGGCAACAAAATGTTGAAAATAAACGTATTCCGTATAGTTTTACAAATAGAACATTACCACATTATCAGCAATTTGACGATAATCCAGTTTCACGTGGCTTTGTAGAAAGTTCATTCATTGAAGGATTGCGTCCTGAAGAATTGTTTTTCCATGCAATTGGTGGTCGTATTGGTTTAATCGATACTGCCGTAAAAACAAGTACAACCGGTTATATTCAAAGACGACTAATCAAAGGGTTAGAAGATATCCAAGTATGTTATGATAGAACAATACGAAACAATAAGAATAAAATCATCCAATTTTCGTATGGCTCTACCAATATGGATACGGTACATATGGAAAATATGAAATGCGACCTGTTTGAAAAATCAACACAAAAAATTTACGAGTTATATGATTATAAAGTAGACGATAAAAAATACAATAAGTTATATTTTACAGCAAACGCGTTGAAAGAATTTATGGATAATATACCTCCACTTCTTGAGAGGGTAAAAAAAGACGTTGAATTTCTAGTAAATCAACGAGATGAATATATCCAATATGTATTAGAATATAATAGTGATGCGACCATTTATTCGTCTGTACCATTTCTACAAATTATTCAAAACGTGAAACATCAGTTCCATTTAACAAATACATCTGTATCGAATATTTCTCCTCTTGAAATGTATGATATTATCGATGAATATTACAATAATTTAGAAAACATTTATAATCCATGTAGATTATTTCATTTGATCTATTATTATTATTTGAACCCATTTATACTAATTTATAAACATAAATACAACAAAGATGCTTTGTTATTCTTACTCGAACAAATTACTTACAAATATAAAAAATCACTTGTAAATCCGGGCGAAATGGTTGGTATGATATCGGCACAATCTATTGGTGAACCTACAACCCAAATGACCTTAAATACATTCCACTATGCTGGTGTAGCTAGTAAATCAAATGTGACACGCGGAGTCCCGCGAATGGAAGAATTATTATCGTTGACCCAAAATATTAAAAATCCATCGTTAACCATATTTATGCATCCTGAAAATGAAACCGATAAAGATAAAACGATTGATATATTGAATCGTGTGGAACACATAAAATTCAAGGATATTGTCAATAAATGTGAAATTCATTACAAACCAAATAATGATTATGATAAAAAAGAAGAGTCCTTTATGGAATATTATAATGAAGTTGAACAAATTTTGAAAGGCGTTTCGGAATGTGGCGAAGACAAGTATAACAGTTGGATATTGAATATTTATTTAGATAGCAAGGCAATGTTTTATCGGAATATTACGATACAAGAAATTCATTTTACAATGAATCAAATTTACAAAAAAGATATTCAATGTTATTATAGTAATGAGGATAAGATAGAGTCTCAAATTGTTCTCAAAATTAAATTAAAAAAAGAAAAGGAACTAAGCTCAAATTACAAAGGTGAAGATGATAACATTTATCTAGTAAAAAGCTTTCAAGAAAAATTATTAAATCAAATTGTACTGAGAGGTATTAATAAAATACAAAAAGTGAATCTGCGAGAAATTAATAAATATATGAATTATGATGGAAGTCTATATACTAAAAACAAAATATATGTGTTAGATACAGTAGGTTCGAATTTAGCGGAAGTATTAACCCTTGACTTTATAGATTATAAACGTACTTATTCCAATAATATATCCGAAATGTTGGAAGTATTAGGTATTGAAGCTGCGCGTAAATGTTTATTCAATGAAATAAAAGAAGTCATGGAATTTGGCGGAACGTATATTAATCATCATCATATTTCATTATTATGTGACCGAATGACTACGAATCACAAAATGGTATCTATATTTAGGCACGGAATTAACAATGATGATATCGGACCTATTGCGAAAGCTTCCTTTGAAGAAACAACCGAAATGTTTCTTCGTGCGGCAAAACATGGTGAATTAGATGAAATGCGAGGTGTATCCGCAAATGTAATGTGCGGACAAGATGGATATTATGGAACATCATCCTTTTCAGTATATTTGAATATGAATGATGTAAGTCAATTTACAAAATTATCGGTAAAAGAACAAAAAGAAGAAGAATTAAATCTATATTTGAATAAGGGTACTTGTACCATAGACAATATCAAAATTTCACATAATCTGAAAAAAGAACAAGGTGTAAAAATAACACAACAAGAAGAAGACAATTACGACCTAGAACTATAAATTTTGTAGATATTATATGTATGAATGACTATAATATCTATTTACTTGTCTCCAACTATTATTATTCATATACAGTATTTATATAATGATTCATTGTAATGGGTTCTACTATGAATTCATTTTTTATTTTAATTCCACTATCTCTATGGTAAAATAAATCAAATTTTCCATAGTCAATGACTCTTATAAAATATAGTTCATTGGAAGGATGTGTTTTATAAAATACAATGTTCTTTTGTTTGCTTTTTTTAATGTTTTTGGCTTTACACAATACAACAGGTAATTTATAATAATCGCAAAATACCATAATATCGATAGATGTCAATGAATACGTTTCTTCCATTATATGTGTTAATAATTCTTCTTTATTTTCGAAATGTTTCTTCTCTTTTTCCAATACTTCTGTAAAATCTAAAATACTATTTTTATAAGCATTGTACAACATGGTTTTTATCTTGTTTTTATCATTGGTTCCTTTAAGCTCTTTTTTCAAAATATATTCTAACAACAAATAGTTACAATCATTGGTGTCAGTTTTTATTCTTATGTGTTTGGTACGTGGTGGAAAATATTGTTTCCATATAGATTTATGTGGCATATAATGAACGTAAATGCAATTGTCTCTTTCTAATAATTCTCGGTCATATGTTTTTTGGATATTATATTTGTATGGTTTTTTACTTGGTGGTTCGTCTGATGAATTCTTATTGCT